CCCCACGGGGTCTAGTTGCGAATGCGTCGCAGTCGCATAAAGAAATAAAATAAAAATAAATGCATTTATTTTTATTTTATTTCTTTATGCGACTGCGACGCATTCGCAACTAGACCCCGTGGGGGCGGTTAGTAGGACTTGACTTGTTAATCGATCGCGGGGGTACTGCTCAGAAACTTTACAAGGGTATTTTTGAAAAATATGAGAGAACTATTGACATCCTTTGAAAGGAGTAGTATTATAGTGTATAAATCATTGGAGAGGGAAATGACAGAGAAATTTAAATATGGTCCTTTAGTTTGGAATCATATGGGGGACGAAGACGATTCGGGTAATTATTGGTGGCCTGGTTTAGCTCCTGTAGCTTATGATAATATGGGAATTCCTATAGATGCAAAAGGATTACAAACTTTACCTTTAACATGTCCTTTGCACCCAGGCTACGCGATAAAAGACTCCGTCTTTAGTGCCAACATTAATGAACATCTTCCCTCAATTGATGAATGGCAAGAATGGTTTGATGAACATTTTATTACAATTGATGAAGCTCGGATCAAGCGTGAAATACTTCGTTGGTATGCAAAAGATTCTAAACGTGTAACCTCTAACTTTGCATCTTTATACTCAAAGTGTAAAAATTTACAAGAAATGGTAGAAGCAGTATGGCCACAAGACGAAAACAAATAATTGATGGACTTGTTGTAGAGCTTGGACAGACACTTGATGTTGAAAGCTCTAATGTGCATAAACATTTTAAATTTATGGATGAACTAAATGACTTTCCTGCTATCTGTCTTATACCAGGCACTGAAGTAAGAGAACAGCTTGGTGCTAATCGGAGATTAGGAACAATTGCAGTTTCACTCCGTGGTTATGTTTTTGACGAAAATAATATTGACACAGCAGAAATTTTAGCCCAAAATGTAGAATCGAAGGTAGATTCTTTCTCTGCTAATGTCGCTGCACTTGCTAACGGTGTATCAGATGCTCGTGTTGTATCCTTTCGTACTGATGAAGGATTATTCCAGCCTTATGGTATAGCAGATTTAGATATACAAATTTTATATGATTTGGATGAAGATGTATGACTGCTAATGCCATTGCTCCGACTACAACAGTGGAAGCTCTTAATAAAACTTTAGAAGCTCCTCCTTTAGACCCTGTAGTTCTTGCTATTGCGAATGACTATCTTGCAGGTAAGTCTGTAGAAGAAATCGCTGATGAATATGCTGTTTCACAAGATCGTATCACATCCGTGATCGAAAAGAAAGAAGTGAAAGCATATATTGATAATGTATTCGCTACGCAAGGTTATTTAAATAGGGTCAAGCGAATTAACTTAATCAATCAGGTGATAGATCAAAAAATTCAAGACGCTGTTGAAACTGGGGTTTACTCTAAAAAAGATCTTCTTGATTGGATGAAGCATTTGCACGATATTGAAGTTGGAATGAAGCCTAAACCAACAGGCCCACAGGTTGCTGTTCAAATTAATAACTATGATAAACTAATGAAGGACTTAATGGAATGACTACACAGATGCCAATGGATGCAGGTAATCAGGCTATCAACGTTCTTGGCTATTGGCCTGGTAAAGGACATCAAGTTCCTTTTGTTACTGCCAGCGCTAATACTAGTCCTGAATTTGGTCCTGTATGCAGTGTTATTACAATTTACTCTACTAAAGATTGTTTTATACAAACAGGAGATAGTGCAGTAACATGTACAAACTCTAATGGTCATTTTATACCAAACTCAACAGTTATTGATATTGGACTTGGTGGTGGTTTAGACGTAAGATCATTTGATAAATTTTTATGTGTAATTGGAGATTCTGAAGCTGGTGAGCTGTACGTAAGCGAGCGTAAGTAATGGCCGGCCTAGGATTAGGCCTAGGCATATCTGGCGGCTCTGGTGGTGGACCCGGTGGCGACAGTCCGATTCTCGGTGGTTTATATTTTTTAACGCAAGACAGTAACTTATTAATAACACAACGTAAACGTGGTACTCCTCTAACAGACGCTTTCTTAGTTATAGAACCTAATGATGATGTACCATCAGATATACTACCTGTAACTACTGATTTAGTATTAACACAAGATGGCAGATTATTAACTACACAAGATGGACGCATAATAGCACAAAACGAAGAAGATCTACCTTATTCATGGTTAGCGACAGAAAATGGTAGAGAACTTATTACACAAGACGGTAAAAATATAGTATTACAAAATATAAGTTAAAGAGAGAAAAATATGGCTAATGTAAAAATTACAGACTTAACAGCTCTTTCTGGTGGTGACGCTGTAGATGCCGACGTTTTTGTTGTCGTAGACATAAGTGCTGACCAAACAAAGAAGATAACAAAGACCGAGCTTCAAACTGCAATTGCTGCTGGAGGTTCTGGATTCAATGCTAATGATTTTGTAACTTTTACCCAACTTAATTCTAATATTAATGTAGTAAGTGCTAATACTGTTGCAGTTGAGGCACGGCGTACTCAGAATATCGCAGGGGCGATATCTACGGTTGTAACGTCTGACTTAACTGCTGCACGTGCATTGGTAACTAATGGTAGTGGTAAAATAGCTATAAGTGATATAACTACTACTGAAATAAATTTTCTTGATGGAGTAAGCTCCGCTCTCCAGACGCAACTTGACGCAAAAATCGCGACGACTACGAGCGCATCGAACGACTTTGTGACATTTACACGACTCGATGCAAATATTAATGTTACTACTGCTAACGTAGCAGCAGTTGAGACAAGACGTACACAAAATATAGCAGGTGCTATATCAAGCGTTACTACGGGTAATCTTGCTGCTTCACGTGCTTTAGCTTCTGATGGTAGTGGTAAGATAGTTGTAAGCGATGTTACCTCTACAGAACTTGCATTTTTAGATGGAGTAAGTTCTGCTGTACAAACACAGATTACTGCACTAGAATCTCGTAGAGCTGCTAATTTAGTTTCTGCAACATTTACTGATGATGTTGCTGTATCTGGTAATTTACTTGTAACACTTGGAACAGGTGTAGGTGATAATACTGTTCCAGCAACTAAAACAGTTAGTTGGGGTAATCCTGCTAATGTTATTATTCGAGCGGTCGCCGCAAAAAGTGGTAATGTTATTGTTGGTGATCCTACTGGAACAACTTCCCACTCACTTGATATTCGTGGTACTGCTAATACAGGTGCATTAACTGCTGCAGGACTATCTTATCCAACAACTGATGGAAGTGATGGACAAGTTATTCAAACAGATGGCTCTGGAGCGCTTACCTTTGTTTCTGTTTCTAGCGGAGATCGTGATCCTGCAGTTACTTTAGCTTCAGATTTAGATTGTGGTACAGCGTCCTCGCAATCAGATGGCGTAGACGCTTTTGGGCAATCTTTAGATGATGCTTATTTTACACTAGACTTGCTTGATCAGGCACCAAATTCATTAGGCACCGTAGATCAGGGTGCACTTTCATAAGGAGACAATACTATGGCTACTCAGTTACAATTACGACGGGGAACAACTACTCAGAATAATAATTTTACCGGTGCGGTTGGTGAATTATCCATTGATACTACTTTAAAACAAGTTAGAGTTCATGACGGAAGTACCGCAGGTGGTACGGCTGTTCCCGGTACAGGATTACCTTTTGGAGTAGCTGGTAATACTGCTCCAGCAACTAATACTCTTAGTGTGGGAACTCCTGCTAACGTTGTTATACGATCTGCAACGGGCCAATCTGGTAATGTTATTATTGGAGATGCTACTGCAACTTCCAGCTTTAGTTTAGATGTTAGAGGTACTGCTAATGTTGGAGTTTTTACTAGTGGTGCAATAACTTCAACTGGAATTGTTACAGGAACAGGATTTACTGCTGGAAGTGCTGTACTAGCAGAAGCAGAACTAGAATTACTAGACGGGCTAACTCCTGGTACAGCGATTGCCTCTAAAGTAGTTACTACAGATTCAGATTTAGATACAACAGGTCAAAGAAATTTAACTATTAGTGGTGAGCTAGATGCTGCTACTTTAGATATTTCAGGTAATGCAGATATTGATGGCATCTTGGAAGCTGATGCGATAACGCTAGACGGCACTGCAATCACAACTACTGCCACGCTCGATACTGGAATATCAAATAATAATGTTCCAAAATTTACAACTGGCGTTGTGGATGATGATTTTCTGCGAGTAGTGGGTACGGCTATTGAAGGCCGTTCTGCCGCAGAGGTACTGTCTGATATTGCGGCAGCACCTGCAGCAGGTAGCAGTAATATCGTTACAACTGGTGCGCTAAATGCTGGTTCGATCACCAGCGGATTTACTTCTATTGATGTCGGTGCTGGTGCAATATCAACTACAGGTGTTGGATCATTTGGATCACTAGATATATCTGGTAATATTGATGTAGATGGTGTAACAAATTTAGATGTAGTTGATATAGATGGTGCAGTCGATATGGCATTAACACTACAAGTTGATGGTGCAATTACTGGATCAAGTACTATTGTAGGTACTACTATAACTGCAACAACAGCTTTTGTCCCAGATGCACAAGATGGTGCTGCACTAGGTACAACTTCACTACAATTCTCTGATTTATTTTTAGCTGATGCTGCGGTACTGGGATTTGGTGATGATAATGATGTAACCCTTACACATGTTGTCGATACGGGTCTATTACTTAACGCCGCAATGGTAGTTCAGTTCCGTGATAGCGCAATCAATATTGGTTCGCCAGCAGATGGTGATCTAGATATTAATGCTGATGATGAAATTGAACTGAATTCAACTCTGATTGATGTCAATGGTAATCTTGATGTATCTGGTACTATTGTAGGTGCCAGCACTATTATAGATGGCGCAGGAGGTGGAATGGTTCCTCCTGGAACTATTGTATCTTATTCAGGGGGTACTGCTCCTACAGGATACGTACTGTGTAATGATGCAGCACTATCAAGAACTACTTTCTCGGTATTGTTTGCAATTATTAGTACTGCTTTTGGAGCAGGAGATGGTACAACTACTTTTAATGTCCCTGATCTTCGTGATAGACTACCTTTAGGTAAGGGTACTAATAATGGTACTCTTGGTGCTATAACAGCTGCTGCAGCTGCTTCTGCTGTAGTTGCTACAGCTTCTGGTAGTGCTGCATTAACAAAGACTACTACTACTTTTGCAACTTCTGCTAAAGATTCGTCAACAGCTACTGCTTTAACTAATGTTACTGCTGGTGGCCATACACACAATCTAACATTACCTGCTCAAGTAGTTAACTACATAATTAAAACATAATTTTTGTTGACACTTACTATGTATAAAACTTATACTATTTAGATGGTTCTTACAAATAGGGGAAATAAATGTCTGAACAAAAACAAACACTGACGTTTGAAGATAAAAAATACGAAATTGATTCACTAACTAATGAGCAAAAGAAATTAGTAAATCATACAGTTAATATTAGTCAAGAAATAAATGCTATGATAATGAAACTAGAACAACTAAATGTTGCTAAAGAAGTTTTTACGGCAAAATTACGAAAGTCTTTAGCTACTGAAGACTGAAGGGTGCTATAAATGACCACACTCATACCTAAATTTTTAGGAGGTCTTGGAGTTGACCTAACTGATACTGTTGCCAATTTTGATTCTGGTATTGAGATTGATAATATTACTATTGACGGCACAGAAATTGATTTATCATCTGGTGATCTTACTATTGATGTTGCTGGTGATGTTATTCTTGATGCTGGGGGCGGTGATGTTTTCTTTAAAGCCGCTGGAACTACTTTTGGTAGTGCAACTAATACTAGTGGTAATCTTATTATCAAATCTGGGACAACGACAGCCGCAACCTTTTCTGGCGCAAATTTAACATTAGCAGGAACTCTTGGTGTCGGTGCAATAACAACGACAGGTGCCTTTAAAGGCGCTGATGGTTATACTATTGGTAACGCATCTGTTGCAGCTGTAATGACTCTTGCAGCCACTGGTGTAGTAACATTTGTAGATGATATTTTAATTAAAGATGGTGGAACGATTGGTTCTGCTTCAGATGCAGACTCAATTACTATTGCCGCTGATGGCGTAGTTACTATGAATCAAATACCTGTATTCAGTGCAGGTATTAACGTATCAGGCGGAAGCATTGCTGGTTCTGGGGCAGGACTAACAGCAGGAACAACTCCTTTAACAACATTAGATATTGATGGTGGCACAGATATTGGTGAAGCTATTGTTGATGCTGATTTATTTATTATTGATAACGGTGGAGGAGGTACTAATAGAAAAACAGCAGCATCTAGGCTTAAAACCTATATTTCTGCAGGTTCTACCGTAGCTTTAGATGATATTACTGCTGGCGATGCAGCTTCTACTTTAACAACATCTGCTGGTAATATAACAATCGACGCTCAAGGTGATAACACTGATATTATACTAAAAGGTACAGATGGTGGTGCTGATACAACCTTCTTAACGATTGATGGTAGTGCGGCTGGTAAAGCAACTTTTAATAACGAAGTTGTATCTGGTGCGGTAATTACTTCTGGTGCAGGTCTTATAATTGCCGATGCAGGAAATATTGGTAGTGCTTCAGATACCGACTCGATTGCTATTGCTAGTGACGGTGTAGTTACAATGAACCAAATACCTGTATTCAGTGCAGGTATTAACGTATCAGGTGGTACTATTGCTGGTACTATTGCCACTGCTGCACAAACAAATATTACTTCATTAGGCACACTGACTGCTCTTACAGTTGATGATGTAGCAGTCAATGGCAAAGTCATAACGATGACAGGTTCTACTAATGATACAGCGGTATTTACTGCTGGAACAAATGGTACTTTATCTATTGTAACAACAGATACTGCCGCAGCAGCGGCTAACATTGAAATTACTGCTGATGGTACTGCTGAACTTGCCGGTACAACTGTTACTTTAAATTCTTCTACTACTATTGAGATAAATGCTGATAATGCTACAACCTTCTTTAAAGATGGAAGTACAGCAATTGCAGCAGTAGCAGGCACTCCTCAAGCTCCTGGCGTTACTCAAAATGCAGGATTTGTTCCTGTTGGTTCTATTCTTGCACATGGTAGTGCTACAGTACCTACAGGTTGGTTAGATGCTACTGCTGGAGCAGCTGTTTCTAGAACTACTTTCTCTGTTTTATTTGCAGTGTTAAGTACTCTTTATGGTGCAGGAAATGGTACTACTACTTTTAACTTACCTTCTTTAGGTGATAGAATGATTATGGGTAAAGGAACTAATAATGGCACAATAGGAGCATCTTCTACAGGCGCATCAGGATCTTTTGTAGTTGCTACGGCTTCTGGTAGTGCTGCACTAACAAAAACTACTAGTACTTTTGCTACATCAGCAAAAGACTCATCGACTGCAACAGCACTAACTAACGTTACAGCAGGAGGACATACACATAATGTGACTATGCCATCACAAATATGTATGTATATTATTAAAGCATGAGTGAATCAAGAGAGTTAGACCAAATTCAAAAAGAACTTGAAGTTCTTCATGAGCGTTCTCAAAGTAATAAACTAAATATTGCCTCACATGAAGCAACATGCGAAGAACGTTATAATCGTATTCAACAAATGTTAGTAACTTCTCAAAAACAACATGACCAAATGCATAAAGAAATTCAAAGTTTAACAAGTTTAGCTACACAAGGACAATCGACTATTAAAACTCTTTTCTATGTAGGCACTTTTATGGCAGCACTCATTGCTTTTATCTATACGTTTTTACAGATTTTTCCTAGATGACCGACAAGTTTTTTAAACTTAAAATTAAAAAGATTTTAGATCGTTTACCTGTACCTATTACTTTTAATGAAGCACAGTGGGCAATGGTATATGGTCTTGATAGTAATCGTTTTTGGGTACAAATATCTGCACGACGAACAGGTAAATCATATGCAGCATCAGTAATGGCATTTGCTAAGTTATTAGAACCAGGACAACAAGTTATGGTTGTTGCTCCTAATTTTTCTCTTTCTTCTATTATTTGGGATTATGTAACTGACTTAATTAAAAATCTTGGTATTGAGGTTGAAAAATTTAATCAAAAGGATAAAGTTGTTCGACTTATTAATGGTTCTGTATTTAGACTTCTTTCTGCTAATAATAGAGATTCTTTAATTGGTCGTGGAGCTAATTTACTAATTGTAGATGAAGCCGCAGTTATTCCTAATGATGAGTACTTTGTAAGAGATTTAAGACCTGCACTTTCTACATTTAAAAACTCTCGGTGTTTATGGATTTCTACACCTAGAGGAAAAGGTAACTACCTTTATAATTATTTTTTAAGGGGAGGTGACTCCGAATTTCCAGATTGGGGTAGTAGCCTTTTTACTTGGGAAGCAAATCCCTTGTTATCTTCAAATGATGTGGGAGAAGCAAAAAAAGCCATGTCTCGTGCTATGTTTGCACAAGAATATGAATGTGAGTGGACTACTACAGAAGATCAAGTTTATAACTCATTAGATGAAGAAAGACATATTGGTGAATATATAGGAGAACGCTTTACAGAAGTTATAGCAGGACTTGATGTAGGATACCGTGATGAGAATGTTTTTGTAGTTATTGGTACTAATGGTAATGAGTATTGGATTATTGATGAATTTATATCTAAAGAATCTACCACTTCTGAACTAGCTGATAATATTAAAGAAAAAATAGATGAATGGAATATAGATAATATTTATATTGATTCAGCTGCTCAACAGGTAAAAGCAGATTTTGCTTATGATTATGATATCTATTGTGAAAATGCAATTAAATCTGTTAATGATGGTATAGCATCTGTACAAGTACTAATAGAACAAGATAAATTATTCTTTGATATAGACGGAGCTACTCATACATTTTCTGCAATGTCTTCTTATAAGTGGAATCCAAATACAGAAAAACCAAAACCAATTCATGATTGGTGTTCTCATCCATCTGATGCAGTACGTTATGCAATTTATACCCATCAAAAAATGAGTAACATATCCGTTTATGGTTAGAATTATTATACTTAATTATAAAAGACCAAATAATGTTAAACAAATTGTTTTGTCTTTATGTGATATTTTTCCTAATATAACAATTATAAATAATAATCCAGAATATAAGTTACCTTATTGGGGTGGTAATATTGATGTTATTAATAATGAACGTAATTATTATTGTATGGAACGATGGATTAGATGCTTTGAATATGAAGAACCTTATAAATTAATTATTGATGATGATATTTTACCTTCACCCACTTTAATTAAAAATATGCTAAAATCTAAGCTACCGATTACGGGAATTTATGGAAAACGAGGTGTAAGTAATTCTAATAATTACAATGAGTTAGAAAATGTTTGGAGTGATGGAGAAGTAGATTTTCTTGTAGGTTCTGTAATTTTAGTAAAACAATCTATATTAAATGATATACATATTGACCTTGAAAAAACAGGCTATCCAGAAAGAGGTGATGATATAATTGTAAGTTATTTACTAAAGCATAGATTGGGAATACCCTTAAAATTATCTCCAGGTCGATTTATGTTTTTACCAGAAGGAGACGTTGGATTAAATAAAAACAATGAACATTTTGCAAAAAGATGGAACGTGATTCAAAAATTTCAAAATATTGGTTGGACAGATTAATGGGAAACAAATAAAATGGATGTACTAAAGAGATTTCCAATAAAATATGTTCGAGATTACATTAAAAAAGACTATAAAATTAGAGATAAGTGTTATATTTGTGGCTCTAAAGAGGTATTAGAACTACACCATCTTTATAGTCTTTCCCAGTTGTGGGAAATATGGTGTCAAGAACATAATTTAAAACGAGTTGAGAGTGTTGAGCTTATAAAATATTTACGAGTAACATTTACTAAAGATAATAAACAGTTTTTAAATAATAAAAATCTTTATACGCTGTGCAAAATGCACCACTCTAAATTACATACGCTTTATGGGCAAAATTATTCTAATCATTTAGTACCAAAAGTAAAAAAATGGTTAGATATGCAAAGGGATAAGTTAATTGGCTGAAATAACTAAAGATACATCTAGATGGCGTGAGTGGTTAAGTGAAAAACTTAATCCTGCACAACCATCTATAGCATCTCTTGAGCCTTTTGCATCTCCAGAGACTATAGTTGACTATGAACAAGCCTATCGTGAAATTGAAATAATTCACAGAGCCGTTGAAATGGTTATTAGTGCTTGTGTAGATACTCCTCTTAAGATAACAGGCAACACCCCTGCTAAAAAAGTTAATAAACTTTTAAATATACGACCTAACCCATATGAAGACCGGGTTAGATTTTTCAGACGTGCTCTCTTAGATTTTCATCTTGACGGCAACGCATTTTTTTATTACGATGGTAATGATATATATTTGTTACCTGCAAATGATGTTGAGGTAGTGCCTGATCCTCATACATTTGTTAATCATTATAATTATATGATTTCTAATCAACAAAGTAATGATTATTTTGGTTATAGAAAAGAAACAAGAAAAAGTTCCGCAATAACATTTGAACCTCATGAGATTATTCATGTAACTAGTGAAAATACTAGTAGTATTTTTAGGGGAACAAGTAAACTAAAACCGCTTTTAAGATTAATAGAGCTTTATTATTATATGATTAATTTTCAAAGGCAGTTTTTTAAGAATAATGCTATACCAGGATTTGTGCTTACTACGGATAACATATTAAGCAAAAGGGTTAAAGAAAGATTGTTGGAGGGTTGGAGAAATTCTTACACTACTATTTTTGATAACGCTAGGCATCCTGCTATATTGGATGGGGGACTTAAGATAGACCAGTTTTCACAAGTAAAATTTCAGGAACTTGATTTTGAAAACTCTATTGAACGAATACAACAAGACATGGCAAAAGCTATAGGTGTGCCATATGTTTTGTTAAAAAGTGGTAATAATGCTAATATTGATGCTAATCAAAAGCTTTTCTATCAGCATACTGTTATGCCAATTTTAAATCAATTTTGTAGCGCATTTATGTTATTCTTTAATAATGGTGTTGAGATTAAGCCAGATAAACTTACAATACCAGCATTGAGACCTGATGAACGTACACAAAGTATTTATTATTCGACTCTTGTTAATACAGGTATTATTACACCAAATGAAGCAAGAGGCGGATTAGGATTTCCATTACTAAATGGAGAAGATAGCATTAGAGTACCCCAAAATATTACGGGCAGTGCGACAGATGCTACTCAAGGGGGCAGACCTCCCACCGAAGAGTCTGAAAATCAAATCGAAGAAGGAACAAGCGATGAAGGATAAAATGCTTTTTATAAGTAGCGAGATTGAGAAAGCTTCTTTATCTAAGAAAGATAAAAGCCTCACAATCGCTGGTTATGCAAACACAACGGCCAAAGACCGTAGTGGTGACATTGTTACTGCTAATGCCTGGGCCAAAGGTGTTGATAACTTCAGACGCAACCCAGTCCTTCTTTACCAACATAAGCATGATTGCCCAATTGGTAAAGTAAATAAGATTACCGTTGATAAAAAAGGAATCTTTGTTGAAGCAGGTGTTAGTATAGCTGCTGAAGCTAATCACGGTATTCAGACCCTGATAAAGGACGGCGCTCTCAAGAGTTTTAGTGTCGGATTTAAAGTTAAAGATGGAAAATATAATCGAGAAGATGATTCGATGTATATTACCGACGTTGAACTACTAGAAATTTCTGTTGTAAGTGTTCCTTGCAACCAGGACTCTCTTTTTAGTGTTCGTAAAAGTTTTGAGACAGACGATGATTATGCAAATTTTGTAGAATCATTTAAATCTGAAGAAAATACAACTAAAGAGGAAAAAGCCGCTAAAATTAAGGCGGGTATTACCGATCTTGCTGATGGTCATTATCATACAGTTGAGATGGATAAAAAAGGAGATGGCGTAACTACTTATGCTTCTCACTTAGCTAATCACGCTCATAAAGTTAAAGAGGGTGTATTAGAAGCTGCTGACGGACATACTCATGAAATTAGTATGCTGGGAGTAGCTGTTCATGATACAATTGGACCTGATAATGACGCAGATGTAAGTACGCGTCCTCTTTCTCCCTCAGAACAAGAATCAGCTAGTTCTGATTCTAATTCTAGTTCTACACCACAAGTACATGCAGAAGGTCACGGACAAGTGTTACCTGTAGCGGAAGCTTCCAGTGAAGATTTGGAGATTGAAATTAAAACTGAAGAAGAAATTCTTGATATAGAAGGTAAAGAAGAGGAAGATGAGGAATTTGACTTAGATCCAAATACCCCAATTCCATTTTTGAATCTTTTATCTGCAGAAACTTCTGAAATAAAAAACGGTGATTTCGTAAAATATGACACCGTTAGGTATAAAATTACTAAAGTCGCAACTGCCCAAAGTCCAACTTTTAAATTTTTAGAGGTTGACTTACAAGGAAAAGATTGTGATAATAGTCTTAATGTTAACGCAGATGACATTTTTGTTGTTAATACATGGGATATTGGTACAAAATTTGATGTGATAGTTGAGAGTTTTGGAGATACCCCTAAATCGTTAATTGAAAACTTTAATAAGTATTGCACTGCTACAGAGATGGATCTTTATAGATTTAAAGATTCTACTAAATTAAATTCTCGGGAGCAAGAGACGCTTAATACACTACTTAATATCAAAATAACCCCATCGTCAGAATGGAACGAGATCGAGCAAAAATTTGCTCACATATATACTCAAAAAATCAAGGCTCTATTGGAGCTAAATACTAGTGAGGCACACGAAGATTCAAATGTTAGTCTGGCTCTTAAGCTTCACGGATACTTTAAAAAGGAGAACGATACTATGGCAGAACAGGTCGTAGATACCATTGATCTTACGAACGCAAGTTCGGAGGTTGAAAAGACGTCGGATGTAGTTATTGAAGAAAAGGCTGCTCCAGTCGCACAAGTGTCTGAACCAGAAGTCGCCCAGTTGGTCAAAAAGACCGGCGAAGCAATCATGAAGGAGTCGGACGCCGCGGAAACGTCGCAGGAAACGGGATCTTCCTACCGAAAAGAAATTGAAGAGCTTCAGGAACTGAAGAATCAGATTTCTAAATATAAGGATGAGGTTAAATCTCTCACCGAAACTAAGATGGTTTATCAAGAAAAC